CAGGCGCGTTTCCTCGCGATGCAGCACAAATTCAAAGCCTACGTTGCCGGGTTCGGTTCCGGTAAGACGTGGGTGGGTTGTGGCGGCATCTGTAAGGGGATGTGGGAGCACCCTAAAATCAACCAGGGTTATTTCGCGCCGACGTACCCGCAGATCCGTGACATCTTCTACCCGACGATTGAGGAAGTGGCCTTTGACTGGGGGCTGAGCGTCATAATCAATGAGGGGAACAAAGAGGTTCACTTCTACGAGGGGCGACGATACCGCGGAACCACAATCTGCCGCTCAATGGAGAAGCCAGGCTCGATAGTTGGTTTCAAAATCGGTAATGCGATGGTGGATGAACTGGACGTCATGGCGGCTGCCAAAGCGCAGCAGGCCTGGCGAAAAATCATCGCCCGTATGCGTTACAAAGTCGACGGGTTGCGTAACGGCATCGATGTAACGACTACGCCGGAGGGCTTCAAGTTCGTCTACCAGCAGTTCGTGAAGGCGGTCCGCGAAAAGCCTGAGCTTTCTGCTCTGTATGGGCTGATTCAGGCCAGCACGTTCGACAACGCGAAGAACCTGCCCCCGGATTACATTTCCTCGCTGCTGAGCTCTTACCCTGACGAACTGATTCAGGCATACCTGCGCGGGAAGTTCACCAACCTCAACAGTGGGACCATTTACCACACCTTTAACCGTAAACTGAACAACTGTTCTGACGAGATTCAGGATGGGGATCCGTTGTTTATCGGTATGGACTTCAACGTAGGGAAAATGGCCGCGATTGTTCACGTAAAGCGTAACGGGCTACCGCGCGCGGTTCGCGAACTGGTGAAAGTCTACGACACGCCGGCGATGATTAAGCGTATCCAGGAAGAGTTCTGGCGATATGAGGATGGGCGTTATGTGAAGAGCCGGGAGATTTACATCTACCCGGATGCGTCAGGCGACTCCCGCAAATCGCAGAACGCCAGCAAGACGGATATTGCCCAGCTTAACGATGCCGGCTTCAGTGTCATCGTTGATGATGCCAACCCGCCGGTTAAAGACCGCATTAACTCAATGAACGCCATGTTCTGCAACGCCAACGGTGAGCGCCGCTATCTGGTCAACGTCCAGAATTGCCCGGTCTACACCGAGAGCCTCGAGCAGCAAATCTGGGCGGCTAATGGCGAACCGGATAAATCAGCGGATAACGATCACCCCAATGATGCTGGTGGGTACTTCATTGTGAAGGATTACCCCATCGTGAAACCGGCATACTCAATCACCATGGACACCACTTTCTGATATGGCAAACGACGACATCACCTGGGTTCGACCAGAACACCGGGCGGCTTCTGCTGCCTGGCGGAAATACAGAGACTTTTGCAAAGGCGCTGAGGCCGTAAAAGCGGCGGGCAATAAGTATCTGCCTTATCTCGATCCAACCGATAAATCCACGCGCAATCGCAAGCGCAATGAGGACTATCTAAGCCGTGCGGTGTTCTACGCCATTGCTGGCAATACGAAGATCGGCATGCTTGGCATGGCGTATCGCAAAGACCCAACGTTTAATGGCCCGGAGAAGCTGAAATACCTGCTGGACAATGCTGACGGGGCGGGTACCAGCATTTATCAGCAGTCGCAGCTGGTGGTCGAGAACGTGCTGGAGGTGGCGCGAGATGGGCTTTATGTTGACTATGCAGAGGCATCAGACGAAGCGATCATTCTCCGCTATCCGGCAGAGAACATCATCAACTGGCGAACAAAGCGAATTAACGGACGCGATCAGCTGGTGCTGGTGGTCCTGCGCGAATGCGTAGAAGAGCCGGACGGTTACGCTTACAAGGACGAAATTCAGTACCGCGAGCTGGCGCTGGAAGAAGGGACGTTTATCTGCCGGGTATGGCGCCGGGCTGGTGGCACTGCAAGCGGAACCTATGCCGTCGACAGCGAATATCATCCGAAGCCTAAAGGGAAGGAATACTGGGATGAAATCCCGTTCACTTTTGTTGGCGCTCAGAACAACGATCCCACTATCGATGATTCACCGCTGGCCGCGCTGGTGGAGATAAACCATGGACATTATCGAAATAGCGCTGACTATGAGGACAGCGTGTGGTTCAGCGGACAGGTGCAGCCGTATATGACCGGGCTTGATACGGGCTGGCGAGATCACCTTGAAAAGACCGGGGTAAAAATAGGTTCCCGTTCACCGCTGATGCTTCCTAAAGACGGATCGTTTGGTTATGCCCAGGCGCAGCCGAACATGCTGGCTAAAGAGGCCATGGACAGCAAACGCAATTACATGGTGCAGCTGGGCGCCAGGTTAATTGAGCAGAACGCCACGGCGAAGACTGCAACGCAGGCAAGCGGTGAACAGAGCGCATCAACGTCAGTGCTGGGTATCTGTGTTTCCAACGTTTCCGAGGCTTACACGCTGGCGCTGGGCTGGTGTGCGAAATACCTCGGAATTAAGGACGAATCGACGAGCTACACCATCAACCAGGAGTTCATCGCGAAGGTTGCCGAATCCGGGATGGTCACCGCTATTGTTAACGCCTGGCAGTCCGGCGCGCTGCGTGATACTGACATGATTCGGGCGCTTCAGAAACTCGACCTCATCAACCCGGCAGACAGCCCGGATGATGTGATTGATGCGCTCCGCAATCAGGCGCCCTCATTGACCGGGGGCTGATATGGCAACAGTCAACGAAAGTTTGCGGGATGAGGCCATTACCCATTCCGTCTGGATTAGCCGCTATGCGACGGGCGTGGCTAACCGAATGGTGAAGCTGCTCAACGAGACAGACGCAGAACTGTCTGCCCGCCTGCTGGATGCACTGGATCGGCTCCCGGCTGATAGCTTCACGGTTACACGTCTGGAAAGCTTGCTCGGCAGCGTACGCGAACTTAACCATCAGGCTGTCGCTTCGATGCAGTCCGGGCTAGAAGGGGAACTGCTTGCGCTTTCCAGGAATGAGGTCAGTTATCAGCTGAGCCTGTTCGATTCCCTTCTTCCCTCACAGGTGCTGGCACGCTACCCGCTACAGGGAATCACCGCTGATATGGTTTATGCCGCGGCGATGGCTCAGCCATTTCAGGGGCGCCTGCTGAGTGAGTGGACGGAGAATCTGGAATCGGACAGGCTGGCGCGGATCGTAAACGCTGTACGCCGTGGCTATCTTGCTGGCGACACGGTTGAAACCATCGCCCGAAGCGTGCGCGGTCATGCCAATAAAGACTATCGCGACGGCGCGCTCCAGATGAGCAGGGCAAATGCCGCAAGCATCGCTAAAACAGCCGTGAATCATCTGGCTGCTACCGCCCGCAACAGCTTCACCAGCGCCAACAGCGACATCGTGAATGGTAAGCAGTGGCTGTCTACGCTGGACAATAAAACCAGTCACGACTGTATCATTCGCGACCTGCTGCGCTACACCCTGGATAATAAACCGATCGGGCACAAAGTACCTTACCTGCAAGGGCCCGGGAAAATTCATTTCTGTTGCCGTTCTACTGAAACTCTGATTATCAAGTCCTGGCGCGAACTCGGCATTGATATTGATGAGATGGACGAGGGCACTCGTGCCAGCATGGATGGGCAGGTACCTGCTAAAACCACGTATCTTGAATGGCTCGCGCGTCAGCCAGCTCAAAGGCAGGATCAGGTTCTGGGTGCCGAGCGTGGCCGTCTGTTCCGCGCGGGTGAAATCGACCTGGCTGATATGTTCACTGACAAAGGCGAGTGGATCAGCCTGGAACGTCTTAAGCAGCTATCAGGTCCTTGAACCTGGCAACTATCACTTTCTACACGCCCTGGCATCCGCCGGGGCTTTTTTATGGGCGAGGCCCGACAAAATCCCGAGGGGAAATTATGTTAATTCGAAACATGCTTCTGAAATATTACGCACCTGAAAGCGGCGGTGAGGGCAGTGGTGGTGGCGGTATCGAAATCACCCCCGAAATCCAGAAGCTGATTGATGAGCGTGTGACCAGTGAAGTTACAGGCCTGAAATCAAAAAACTCTGAGTTGCTGGGCACCATCAAGCAGCAAAAAGAAAACCTGTCACGTTTTGACGGTATCGACCCAGACGCTGTACGCGGCATTCTCCAGCGTTTTTCTGACGATGAAGAGGCGAAGCTTATCGCCGCCGGAAAAATTGACGAGGTGCTGGATAAGCGTACCGAGCGCCTGCGTGCTGACGTTGATAAGCAGATCAAAGCGGCAAACGAACGCGCGGAAAAAGCTGAAGCGTTCTCCAACAAATTCCGGGATCGGGTTCTCGGGGATGCAATCCGTGCAGCAGCCTCCAAAGCGGGCGCGCTGCCTGAAGCTTCTGACGATCTTATTCTGCGTGCCAAAGGCACATTCCAGCTCAACGACGAAGGCGAGGCCGTAGCAGTTGATGCAAATGGCGATGTTCTGTTCGGCAAAGACGGCAAAACCCCACTAAGCCCGCTTGAATGGGCGGAGTCTCTCAAGGAGACGGCTCCACATCTGTTCCCGCGCGCAGAAGGCACGGGCGCGGGTGTACACAAGCCAAACGGTGGTGGAAGCCTGAAACGTTCCGAAATGAGCGCCAGCGACAAAGCGGACTACATCCGCAAACACGGCCAGCAGGCCTTCCTCAAACTTCCGAAATAAGGGATTCAAACCATGGCAACGACTGTTAATTCCGACCTGGTTATTTATGACGATCTGGCGCAGACCGCGTTTCTTGAGCGTCGCCAGGACAACCTGGAAGTGTTCAACGCTTCCTCCAACGGTGCGATTTTGCTGGATAACGAACTGATTGAAGGTGATTTCCGCAAGCGAGCCTTCTACAAAGTGGGCGGTTCTATCGAATCGCGTGACACGAACTCCACCGATAAAGTGACCGGCAAGAAGATTGGCGCCGGTGAATCCGTATCCGTCAAAGCACCGTGGAAATATGGCCCGTATGAAACCACCGAAGAGGCATTCAAACGCCGCGGCCGCTCTGTCGACGAATTCTCCGAAGTGATCGGCGTTGATGTGGCAGATGCCACGCCGGAAGGCTACGTGAAATATGGTCTGAAAGCACTGACTGTGGCGATTGGTGCTAACACCGACATGGTCGTAACCGCCGACATTGCGACCGACGGTAAAAAGACCCTGACGCGTGGCCTGCGTAAATACGGCGACAAGTTTAACCGCGTTGCTCTGTTCGTGATGCACTCTGCGACCTACTTCGACATTGTTGATGAGGCGATTGCCAACAAAATCTACGAAGAAGCTGGCGTGGTGGTTTACGGCGGGCAGCCTGGCACGCTGGGTAAACCTGTGCTGGTAACCGACACCATGGACGCTGATGCGATCCTTGGGCTGGTGGCCGGCGCAGTGACTGTTACCGAGTCTCAGGCACCAGGCTTCCGTTCCTACGATATCAACGATCAGGAAAACCTTGCGATTGGCTATCGCGCTGAAGGTACCGTGAACGTTGAACTGCTGGGCTACAGCTGGGATACCGCCAAAGGTGATAATCCTGACCTGACCGCCATCGGTACCGCGGGCAACTGGAAGAAACACTTCACCAGTAACAAATCCACTGCGGGCGTTCTCATCAAACTGGAATCCGCGGTGGGGGAGTAACTCTGTCAGCGGATAAAACCTCCGCAACTGCTGACAGCACAGACGCGGTAACTGTTTCTCTTAAGTACACGCTGAATGGCTCCGGTGTATCCGGTAAAACCGTCGCGTGGACTTCCACAGGCGGCACGCTTAGCACGGCCAGTTCTCAAACCGGCTCTGCTGGTGGTGCAACGGTGAAACTCACATCAGACGTTGCTGGCACCTTCACGGTAACCAGCACGGTTGAAGGAGTGGCGAAAACCACTGATGAGATCACCTTCACTGCGCCTGCCGGAGAATAACGAATGGGGCGAAAGCCCCATAAACAGGATGATTCGATGATCAATACCGATATCACCTCTCCTGATGCCAACAGCTACGTCAGTGAAGAGGATCTTGCCTCATTTGCGGAAATACGCGGCATTGAACTGCCTGGCAAGCTCACACCTTTGCTGATTAAGGCAATGGATTACCTGGAGGGGCTGGACTGGGTAGGCTCAAAAGCTGACCCGAGACAGGCTCTGGCATGGCCACGCGTGAATGTCGTTCTGGATGAACATGATTTCCCGCCGGATGAAGTTCCACGGCAGGTTTTAACCGCGCAGTGCATGCTGGCGGTAGAGGCAATCGACGGAGATTTACTCTCCAGCGTGCGCGAAGCCGCTGTGAAAACTGAACGTGTGGAAGGTGCTGTCACCATGACCTATGCGGTCGCAGATGGTGAAGTTTTCACTCCGTCCTATCCTGCTGTCATGGCGCTGTTAGGCGACCTTGCTGGTGGTCGAGGTTTCGCCATCAATGCATTTGCAGAGAGGGTCTGATATGGCGATTGATTACCTACGTATGCAGGCCAGAACAACGCGCATGCTCAGGCAGAACGGAGCGTTATACAACGTCACCCGCAAGGGTTCAGTAACGGTTATCGGTGGAGTCGAGCATAAAACGGATGATGTTCAGTTCACTGCGATCGGCGTTAAAACGGAATACGCACCCGGCGAAATAGATGGAACGGTCATCGTTAACGGCGACGTGCAGATCGTTTTTATGGCAGAGCAGGAAATTAAAATCGGCGACGTAGTCGATATTGATGGCACAGCCCACCGGGTTATCAAACCCAACCCGGCAAAACCTGCCTCGCTGGTACTCTGCTACAAAGCGCAGTTGAGGGCATAGCATGGGAGAGAACACGGCATTCCTCGCTGAAATCACAGCATTCGTCAATAAGGCGAAAACGAATCAGGAAGCAGTGGTGCGCGCCGTCGGAATCAAAATTCTTAACCAGCTGGTGGTGATGTCCCCAGTGGGCAACCCGGAGTTGTGGGAAGTTAACCAGACAGCCGTTTCCTATAATCGCGCTGTTTACGACCATAACGAGGCGCAGCGGGCAAATCCCGACAACCTGACCAAAACCGGGCGACTGAAGAAAAAAGCCCGGGTGGTGGATGGGATGGATATCAAAGCACCGCCGGGGTATACGGGCGGACGCTTTCGCGGTAACTGGCAGGTATCGTTTGATGCTCCGACAACTGATGAAACGGGACGAATAGACAAGACCGGCGACCTGACAAAAGCAGCCGGGAACTACACGCTGTCACTGTTCAAAGTCGGGATGAAGGCCATTTATTTCTGCAACAACGTCCCGTATGCATACCCGCTTGA